TGGAACATTATGTTCTCGGCACTGGCTGTGTTGATCTTACAAGCATCGGACAAGAGGCGCGTCCCATGGCCGACAAAATTATTGAGATTGGTCTTGCGCCAGTGGAAGAGTATTATGGCTCTGAAGTTATGTTACACTATCCGGGTCTGTACGCGGGCTCGACAGATTTGGTTTGCAATCATAATGGCAAAGAAACTATTGTTGACTTCAAACAATCTAACCGTCCGAAAAAAGAAGAATGGATCGAAGACTATTACTTACAGATTGCCATGTACGCAATGGCCCACGACTACGTCTACGGAAGTAAGATCGAGCAAGGAGTTATCATGGTCTGCACGCCTGACTTATATTATCAAGAATTCAAAACAGAAGGCGCTGACCTTAGAGCCTGGAAACACAAGGCATTAAAACGAATCGATATGTATAATGAACTTATGCACGATGAAAAAGAAAGAACTAAACCAATGAAAGCAGAAGATTTTAATGACAAAAAAGACTAAAATTTTATCTACTAATTGGAGTTTACATTATAGAAATTTATATGAACCTAGAATTAAAAGGTTAACTAAAAGATATAGAGAATTGTATGATGAAAATCAAATGATGAAAAAACGATTAGAAGAATACGAGGGTAGTAAACGAATGGTTTTATATTACAATAAAAAGGAAATTAATAAATGAATTGTTGGCACTGCGGACATCAGTTGATATGGGGTGGTGACCACGATACGGAAGATAATGAGGATTATGATATAGTTAGTAATTTATCGTGTCCTGAGTGTCATACAGCAGTTGACGTGTGGCATCCATCAGAAAAACTAATAAAGGAGTACGAGGACCATGAATGATATGTTGTTTAGAACGCTTCTAAAAAGATATGAAGCTACGATAGAAGATGCATTGTACAAGATACAATCGTTTAATGAGAATAATATAATAATACCAGAGCACATAGATATAACAGGTGAAATTGACAAATTATTACAAATTATTGCTGAAGCTGAAGACAAAGTGGCAATAATGAGGAAATATTATGTCAAAAAAGAGGCAGATAAGGCAGTATTGTGACATTGCAGCAACACAGTGTTGTAAAAATACCACACCATCATGACAGTGTATATGTATGGTAAAAAAAATAAAAAAAAAAATAAAAACTACTATAGAAATAATGTCATTCTGTCACTTTGAGCTATTAGTGTTGGTATACAACAATAAAGTACGCCAAAATGTTGTTTTAAAAAGTGTCACCTGACAGATTATTTTGTCACTTATGGCAATATCTCAGTTTGCCTATGCGCGCGCGATACAAAATTCTGGTAAAACTGATTTTTTTTAGATACATATACAGAATATGAAATCCAGAAAAAAATCTAGAAGAATTGATTCCTACAACAAACCTAAGCTTGTTAAGCAGGCTGTTAAATTTCCATATAAACGTGTACGTATAGATTGGATTGACATTATCACTGAAGGCGGTTGGGGTAGTGTAAAAGAATTTAAGGACATGAAGTTAGCAACACCTGTAAGTGAGGGTTGGTTGTTTAGTAAAGATGATGAGACTGTAAGAATCTTTGCTGGATATGACGTTGATGATGATGGTTCTATTACTTTTTCTGAGCGTTCGGTTTTTCCGACTTCTTGTGTGAAGAAGATAACGAAGGTTCACTAATTTCAATTGCCTCAACAACCTCAGCATCATCATTCAAAAGACTTGCGTAGTCTTCTTCAATCTGTGCCATCTTCATTTCTAGTTGTTCTTCTGTCATATCTTCTAGTTTGCCATGTTTTATTATTTTTCTGTCTATGTATAGTCCTCCTGCCTTTCCTCGATTTGTTTCAGCGTTTACAGCTGCAGAGAAAGAGTTCTTATTCAAGGCAAGATCTTTGATTCTAGCTAATTCTGATATGTGACTTTCGTACGTCACACCGTATTTTAACATTTTTTCTATTTTTAATTCATCTAGGTATTTAACAACCAGCGGTGATAGTCTTGGGTTTGTAAGTTCTGATCCCTCTTCCATACATCTTTTTGGAGAATAGCCAGCCAGTTCAGCTGCTTCTTTTTTATTGACTGGTCCTTTAGGTCCACCAAATACTAAATATTCAGCAAATCTTTTTTGCATTTCCGTTAATCTTTTTGGAACTCCCATATTGACTTTTTAAGGTAACTATCCTATATTGTCAATAGCATGAAAGACAAGCGTACATACACTAACAAGAAAGAACATGGGGAAGATATGAGTCATGAGAATGAATCTAAGATAGATACATCACCTATTGAAGCTTTAACAGAACAATATAGAGCAGACTTATGGGAATATAAAAAAAGAGAAAGTTTGTATGTTAAAACTGAAAATCAATTAAAAGGCACAAAACAAATTGTGGTTGAGATGGCTACTGTGATAAAAAAATTAACATTTGAAAAAGATAACTTACAGGCAGAAATAGCTAGACTTAATGAAGAGATTCAACTATTAGAAATGCAAATAAAAAAATGAGAGTAAGAGATTTACAAGAATTTTTATCTACATTTACTGCCAAAGATAAGAGTACTACAAAGCAGGGTAATGCAATTAGTGATGCAGTTATATTTATAGAGATCAATGGATATTTAGAAGAAATTAAAAAAATGGAAGTGTACGAAAACAATCAAACAATTTTTGGAGCAGTTAAAAACCATCATTCTCACAGATTGGTGTTAAAAACTAAACGAGATCAAAAGATAATTTTACCAGATAAATTACGTTCACCACTACTATAATACGTGACGTGGTTACCTTAAAAAACATATGGGCCCAGAGGCTAAATTCTATCAACAAATTAAAAGAAATTTTAAGCAACTTTCGTTTATTCGAATTGAAAACAGTAGCCTACTTGGTACTCCTGATCTATTGGTCTATAATACTTCTGGGAACTTTTGCACTATAGAATTAAAGGTAAGTAAAGGTAAGAAACTTAGATTCTCGCCACACCAAATCGCCTTCCATAAACGTCATCCTCACAATACATTTATCTTAGCAAAGACCCTCGGTCCTTGCTCCCCTAAAACTTCTCCAATATCCATGTACCGTGGTTCTATGATCTCGGAGCTTGCTGCTTGTGGCTTGGAGCTTGACGCTTGTTACTCTGGTTGGGACGCTTGTCGCTTGGCGCTTGAAGCTTGATGCTTGTGGCTTGATGCTTGAGGCTTGTGGCCCGGACCAGGTGCACGCTCCGACTCACCGTCGTGAGTGCTTTCGCTAATGACCTGATCCGATTTATCCCTAGGGATTCTGTAAAATTTTGGATGTCTAAATACGTGTGTCATGTTAGTGTTTACCATAACTAATATTTTTTATATCTTTATTCCAGCAAGCTCTGCAGTCTCTGCATTTGCCGCCTTGAGTAGGCGCCGGGCAGCTGGGGCTTCCATCAGTCACCACGGTTGAGCTGTGAGACCAGGCGTTGCCAGCGGTCCCGTCTACCTTCGCAGCGGATAATCTTATAATTAAATTTGCTGGAACCTGTTCAGGGTCCGGCAGGTATTGCCGCTCTTGTGTTGGCATCCAGTGCTGGGTGTCAGGTGTGAGCTTGCATACTTCTATAATTTTTGCCATATGCTGGTGAGATTGTACATCGCCAGCGTCATGCCATCTAAACCATTTTTGCCGCTTGATCACCGCGGCCATTGCTTCGACCCATAACGGATGGTTGATAGCGTCCAGCCTTCTATATTGGGCCTCCTTGATTGCAGGGTATCTAACATAATTATTTTTCATAGCATAACAGCCAAAGCACGGGCTCGTTGGAATCTTCCTGAGCTTCGCGCCAGTCTGGCAGGCCCAGGCCGGCAAGCTGTAACTCAGGCCGGGCATCTTGCTTGTTTTTGTAAAACTGTCTGTAATTTTTAAAGCGTCTTTTACTAACATAATTCTTTCTCCTTTAGTTTATAGGATATAATAACATTATAATTTAATCTTGTCAAGCTTGCGGCTTGACGCTTGCAGCTTGTGGCTTGTCGCTTGTAGCTCGGTCCCTGATCCATGAGCCAGCGCGCATGGCCAAGGTAAACCTTGGCCATTGGTAATCCGGGGCGCCTACTCACGTTCTCCCGCTTCCATAGTTTTGATAAATGGATCTTCACTTTCTCTTTCAAAGTCTTCTACGTCCCAGCCATCACACAGCGAAGAGTGGTCGACGTCAGGTGACGTCGTCCATTTTTTTTCTTTGCCCTGTTTGTCCGTTGTAATAAAAGTAATTTTATCAATCATCAAAGTTGATAATTCTTGAGTGGTCATTTTACTCATCGTCCTTCCTGTCCTCCATATATTTTCTTGATCTCTCCTGATCTTCTTTCACCAGCCGCAGGATCTCTTCCATTGCATCAGCAATTCTTTTTAATTGTTCATTGTCCATAATTATTCCTTTCTAAATACATCCTATACTATCCCGTACCAGCTGTCAAGCGTTGCTTGCTGCTTGAAGCTTGGCGCTTTTTGCTTTCCTTCTTTAGAATGATTTTTAGAATCATTCTAAACTGATCCCAGGACCCTCTTCACACAATCGATCGCATGCATCGAAGCACTAATAGAGTCCAGGGATCAGTGCCAAGAACCGTAGTTCTTACTAGTGGCAGTCATGTTAACCCGCACTGATCACACTAATTTGAGTTTTTTAATTCCGTATATTAGCAAAAGGGAATAAATCAAATATAGTCCTTGACTATCCTATTGTCAAGGTATAAAACAAATTAAATGCAAACAAATATAGAAAGGTCTAAAATGACAAAAATAAGAATGAATACAGAGTTAAGAAATAAACTCTTTAATAAAATAAAAAATGTCTTTGAGAACGAGGACACACAGGAACGAGAAAATTTCTTGTCAGCAAGAGAGAGTGTTGATTATCATTATGACATAGCACACAAACTTGCAAGAGAAGTTGTTGAAAGATCATATCCACCAGAAGATGTTTCTGTGTTGCGTTCTTTCAAAAAGAAATATGGAAGTCCTTGTGATGTTGTAGCAAAAGATAAATGCTTTTACTTTGCTCATAGTGAGGACAAAGATGAGGACGGAGATATCAAAGAAACTAAATCTCATTTTGATTTTGGTTTGTTTGGAAATCTAAATGGTAGTGAGTACGATAGTGAAGAGGGTAAAAAGTTTGCGTTTGCATATTACCGAGAAGATTTAAAAGCTATGGATTGCAACCCAGATATCTTTGCACAACAAAATGAAAACAAAGATAA